GGCTGTTCGCCAGCCAACTGAACGTACTCACTGATCGTGTAGTTTTTTGACCAAGACATCAGGACATCCAGCGAGATGCCAGATCTGCCAAGTCCGTGTTCTGCTCCAACTGGGCGAGCATCTTCAATTCTTCAACCGCCGCAGACGTTGGGTTGTATGTTGGGATTCCGGCAGCAACCGGTCCAATACCGGGACCGAATGGAGCGCCAGCAGTAATCGGCTCATTGGGTCTTTCCGTTGGCCGACCAAGTGGTTTGATTTCGCGCTTTGGCTGCTGCGTGCGAGCCTGAACTTCGGTTGGCGGAGCGCCCATTGGAACCATTCTCTGTGAGGCAAGTTGCTCACTGGCCTTGCCCCACGTCTGGTTCTTGGCGACCATGCGCTTGACCTTTGCCTGTGGCATGTTCAGGTCGGTTCGGATTCCGTATGCTTCTGCCATTTTTTACCCCAACTGGCCGAGTAGTGCCTCGAGCGAAGGTTCGCCACCGCCAACCCCCGCTTCTGCGCCCATGCCAGGTGCGGCCAATCCAGGCATGGTTTCTGGTGTTCCAGGCATCATCATTGCTGCCTGTCTGTCTCTTGCTCTTTGATCAGTGCGACTCACTGCTTCGTAAAGCGTAACGTCCTGTTCCATGACCAATCTCGTCAAGTAGGCCATGTCGTCTGGCTGATATGGGCCAGCAGGGTTTGCTGCCTGTTGCTGGATTGACGAAAGCAGTGCTGCCTCGACCCCCTCCGAAATGATCCTGTCGTGCTCCAACTCTGGATCCGAGATCAACGGATCGGCTTCTCGTGCAGATTCTTTTGACATCATTCCAGTTCCGAGTCTCTGGCCCAAGCCAATGATCAGAGAGTTGACGTCGGAACCTGCAGCCGAATAACTGACGTAGTGGAAATCAGTTTCCCAGATCTTGTTTGGAACGTAGATTTCCTGTCCGGCTCCAACCCTTGATGGGATGAAGAACGTCTTGGGGAAGTCACCCCAGTATGCGCGCTCAACGGCAATGGCAATCTTGTCCTCTTCCACCAACGATGCCTCGAACAACGCCTGTGCTTCTTGCACCCTGTAGTCAACGGTTGCCGAAAGAACGTTTTCTCCGCGACGACCGGTACGGATGTTGGTTGGAGATTCGCCACCAAACTCTGCGGGAATTGCGCCTTCAAGTCGCTCTTGGCGCTCCAAGCGATCGAGTGCCGTGTCTGTTTTGTAGCCGGGATTCAACTGCAACTGCTGAATGTCTCCGCCCTTGACGACGCCGAGGATTCCTTGCTTGCCGTCTGCAACCTGGAGGATCTCCGGGTTCTCGCCTGGGCGGGCAATGAGGTATTCCTCGGGGAAGATTCCACGCTCGATGGCAATTTCGGTCAAAGCCTGTAGGCGTGCGCGCGTGTAATACATGCCGATCACGCCATCGAATTGACCTTTTGCCTTGTCCAGGTTGATCCTGTTGCAAATGACGGAAAGCGGTCGGCCAGTGCGGTTGGGGATAGCCTCGAGCATCATTGCTTCGAGACCAGCCCGTTCTGCCGATGACAGTTCGGGATTGTCCTCTGCGCCAAGAACAACCAATTGAATCGAGTCGTAGTCGGAATACTCGAGCATTGTGTATCGAGAATCGCTGTCGATTCGACCGAACCGCAATTGTCCGCCAACCAAATCCCCGTAGTTCTGCAACAGCCACCGTGCGCTGGTCTTGTACGTAAAGATACAGTTGTCCGGAACCATCTGGTCGGGATCGTCGATTGGCGCAGGGAAGGTATCCAGCGGATTGCGCACGACCCATTGTGGGTTCAGGGAGCGGAAGTTGGGTCGGATCATCACGCCGGATTGCGCATACGCCAACAGGTGACGAGCGCGACGTCGCAATTTCATCTTCATCTTGTTTTCGTCCCAGATGGAGATCATTGCCTTGCGTCTGGTGCGGGCATAACCCTTGGAGCGCTCTGATCCTTCCTTTGCCGGAGGGAAATACGGTGTTGGCATGGTGGACGCAATGCGCATTGACATTTGCTCGAGGCCCTGCACCAGCAGGTTTGCAACGTTTGTCTTTGCGTTCTTGTCCAATTCGTTCAGCGGAACGACCACATCGCCGTTGGCAAGGTCGCGAACCCTGCGCATCTGATCGTGGAGCGGACCAGCGGCCCGCTTGCGATTGTGATAAAGTTCTACGATTTCGTCAACTGAAAGCATTACTTACCGCCGGATGTTGATTGAATAAGACGCAATAGATCTTCCCGAGTATATTCGGTCGACTTCACCAAGTTGCCGTATTCTTCCATGGTTACGCCTCTTCCGCTGTGGGAGAAGGTTCCCCTGACGCCACGATCTTTGGTGTAGCGAGTGGGTGCCCCACGTCTGACTTGCAACTTGAATCCAGCCTGCTCAACGCGCAATAGTTGCTCGTAGTCCATCTTGGCCGGGTTCATCTCGAATGATGTCATTGGGTTTTGTGGGAGTTCCGGCCCATAAACCGGGCGATTCAAAACGTCTTCCATGCCCCTGATTTCCACGCGAGCGGTTCGAGCCGAACCTCCCTCAAGCATGATTCTGTTCAGTTCGGCAGTGGTCTTTGCAAACTGATCGCCGTAAGTTTCCATTCTCAACAACTGATCTTTGTCCACCACGTTGAACGTTCTGCCCTGATCTGGTGGATACTTGCGCGGTGGTTGCAATTGCTTTTGCTGTCTCTTGGTCCTGAATCGAATGATTGGTTTGTCGGACTGCTCGAACTCTTCTTGCAATTCCTTTGATCGCTTTGATCGTGCCTCTGCTGCGGCATTCTCCTGCGCAATTCGCTCTGGTGATTTCTGACGAGAAGCAATCTCAATGTTTCGCTGACGAACTTCTGCCAATTTCTTTTGACGCTTTTTGTACTCTTTGGTTCCTGGAGTCAAATGGGGATTGTAACCAGTGTTGATTTCAGCGACGTAGCGTCCTTCATAATCAATTTTTTGACCAGTTGCAGGATCAAACGGGCCAGGGTTCTGCAGTGCCTCTTTCAAGCGCTCATCTACTTGCTGGAGTTTGGTTGGCTTTTGCTCCGGTGGGGTAACCGAAGGAGTGCGCGTCTTTAGTGTTTTGCGCGGCTTTTTGTCTGGGTCGCGGAAACTAGTGCGCTTTTCTTCAAAGCCCTTCATGTAATCGCGTTGCTGTAGCCACTTTTGGGTATTGATGTCCTGGCCGTAGATCGGCGCTCCACCCTTGGTTCTGCCAACGATCGTCGGCTCACCAAGTGCCTCCCTGGTCTGTTCGATGAGCCTGCTCTTGTCGCTGGCAGTAGCGCCGCCGAGACTCGGAACGACCTCGACTTCGCCGCCGGGAAGTTTGGTCTTTGATTGTTCCTCAATGAAGGTTATTTCTGGCTTTCTGCGAACCGTTGCATCGGGTGCAAAACGAACCGTTTGCGTATTCGCCACCCCGGTTGAAACTGTTTGTCCCGATGCCTCGTCGTAGAACGTATACGTCGCATCCGATTCTGCCTTTTTCCTGGCCCTTCGCTCCCCGCGAGCGGCTTGTGCTTCGGCCCTTATTTCTGCTTCCGACTTGTACGTGATCTTTTGTGCAGGTTTGCCGGTCTTGGGGTTGATGACAGGACGGCCGGTTGCGGGGTCGATTACGTTCTCAACCTTTACGACTTGTTTTTCCAGTTGTTTGCGAAGCGTCTTGAGTGACGCAGCAGACTGTTTTGTGCCAGGAGTTTTCGCCGCTGTTTGAATTCTCGCCGCCTCGGCAAGTTCTTCCGGCGTGAATTGCTTTTGGGCCGTTTCAATTCTCGGATTGTCGATGAACTCAATTTCCGGACTGGATGGTTTCTCCAGCGGATTGACGACCTTAGTCGACGAAGTTGTACTCTGCTTCTTCTTTTTTCTTTTTCCGACCACCTCGCTTGGGCCTTGCGCGCTTGGCTTCGGACTGGACGGGGCCGAGACTTGCTCGACGGGGGTCGGAGACGTCCTCGAAGGAATACTCGACTCCGTAACGGTCGATAAGTTCTGCGTCCGTAAGTTCGTCGAACTGCTTACTTTTGGGCTAGTGCCTTCAACCACCCCCTCTGGGGCAGGCCTGCCTGTTGCTGGAGCAACGTTGTTGTTATCGATAAATGTAGTTTCCGCTTCCGCCTTCTTGGCCTTCTTCGGCTTTGATGCTTTTGCTGGCTTTGGTGCTGGCGCAGCCGTTGCGGGCTGAACGTTTGCAGTTGGTGCCGCAAGATTTTCAGGAGTTGCGGTTCGCTGCATTGGTGTTGGCGGAGTTGTTCCGGCAACATTCACCGGATTCTCAACGACGATCTCTGGGGCTTTGACTGGGCTTGCCGTTGCCGGTGCTGGCTGAGGTGCAGGCGTCGGTGTTGACTTCCTGGTTGAAGTCCTACGCGAAGATGGTGCGCCCTTGATCTTTGGCTCTCGTGTTGCTGGACCAGTGACCGGAGTCCTTACCGGTTCTGGTGCGGCAACGGTTCGCTCGACAGAAGAAACAACTGGACGGGTTTCGTTTACCGCCAAACGAGCGGCGCTTTCTGCCCTTCCTTGTCGATATGCTCCGATTGATCCGCCTGTAAAAATTTTGTCGGCAGCCGTGATTGCTCGTCCGGCAAGACCCTTTGCGCCAATTTTGCCAAGAGCCTTTGCCCCAAGACCAAGTGCGCCTTTGGTTCCAACGCGAACCAAACCAGCATCAAATGCACCATAGGCAAGTTCTCTTCCTACGCCAGCAACGTTCTTCAGGCCTTCGGTAACTTCGCCTTGTTTGAATGCCATGTATGCTTCATCGAGTTCGCGAGCGCCTTGTCGAATGACGCGCGCAACTGGAATTCCAGGTCCGATCAGGTCACCCAAAACTGGAATCTTTGTATCGGCCAACCAATTGATGGCAGCGCTTGGCTGATACGTAGAACCAAACTCGCCGGTAACGCGCTTGACATTGGCCCTGGACGTTGTGGTCGTTGTTGCCGGTGGAACGTATGATGGCGGACGATATCCCGCACCACGATAAACGTCACCGCGAGCAGATGGCGTATTGAGATTCGTTGCCTGTGGCGTTGTTTCGTTTTGCTGACCGATGCTTCCGGACTTCTGCGGAATGTTCTTGCGAATCTTCTGCCTTAGTGCGCGACGCTCTTCTTGTGGTGCTTCTGGCAAAAGCAAGCGCGCGATCTTTCCTCGACCCTCAACGCTTGCGGCAAGTACGTCGAAACGGTTGGCAAGACGCTGACGGTCACCAACGCTGAGTTGATCCCAGCCGCGATTTTCTGCGCGCTGTTCAACAAACTCTTCTTGGATTTCTCCGTAGGCGTTCTTTTTCTTGGGCATAAACGACCTCAGAATAGCACATTAGATCCAGGAAGGACGCCACAATTTGGGCGGAGCCTTGAATGGCGACAGTCCGGGCATGTGTAGTTCCGCAAACCAGTGGGCCATGACCAGGTCTGTGCCGTTTTTCTTGTCGCGGGTCCAGGTGCTCATTTCGTCCACGAAAGCCAGGGTCTTCCAGTTCTCGCGCATGCTGGGCAGCCTGATGGCTCCGGATCGCCATAGTTGCGGAAGTAACGCCTCGACACCAAGGTCGTCATCAAGTTTGTTCCGGTTCGTCGTATGCGGAATGATCATGACCTGTTGACGTGCCTGCCACTTGCGTACGAAGTCGTGAGCAAGAAGGAAGCGCTGGGCTGCGTTGATTTCCACGACCCAGTGGCTTATTGGATAGCCCATGTCCCAAGATCTATTTTGCCAATCCTCCATCAAACCAAAGTGGCTAGACGTCGCGGTATCCCAACCAAGCAGTTCTTCGGCCGTCAACTTGACTCGCTCCAAATCGACAAGGTACCTCAGGTTGGTCTTTGGTTGATACAGCCACCACTGTACGGCCCAGAACATGGTCGGGCTCGGGTCGATTGAGCAAATCGAAATGATCGGTGGCTCGAGGCTGTTTGGTATGTAACCGGGTCGACGATCCTGGTCGATGCATCCTGGATACAGAACGCCGTCTGGTCCTATGCCGCCAGTTGCCCAAACGCGTTCGATCAGGTAGTAGCCCTGTTGCACATCCTGTTGTTGGTAGACGGTGGCAAACTTCGTTGGCGAGTTGTGTCGAATGTAGGACAGATCCTTCCAGGACAAACGGAAGGGCTCAAGGAGTGGTCCGTTCGGCCAGGCTGGGGCGGTGGTTTTCCTGGATTCCGGACCGGTGTCGAGTTCTTCGTAGTAGGCCCTATAGACGATGTGGTCGTACTTGTAACGCTTTACCGGCTCTTTGACTTCTTCAGTGGTCACATCGCTACCGTCGTAGTCATCCGGGTCTTCTTCGTATGTCACTTTCGACAAACAGTGTGCGTATAGATCCTGTGGTCCAAGTCTCTGGCCGATGACCGCCAACACGCCGCCTGGCTCCACACGGGCTTCTGCCATCGAGTCCCAGCGCTCTATGAGTTTGTCCCTGGCCGAAGACTCCTTTGAGTTCTCTGGCGACGCCACGTCGTCAAACAAACACAGGTCGGCACGGTGTCCAATGAACTCGGATTCAATGCCGTACGCCGACACGGTTGGTTCTTTGTTGTCCAGTCCTCCGTCGCCGTACTGTTCGACGATGAACTCCTCGGCGCGCCACAAAGCACCCACGTGGGTTGGCTTGAACCTTCCGTAGTCGAGGGATAAGCAGGCTTCTGCATCGATCGCCAATCCACGGCGGATCATTTCCGGATCGGGACGAAGAGGCGAAGTTCGTTCCAGTGTCTCACGAATGCGGCGGCTGTACATCTTTGCCAGGGTCTGGGAGATTGATCCGATCATCACGCGGATTGCGCGATTGCGCACGATGCACCATACTGCTACGTCGTGGAACAAAGTCGACTTGCCTGCACCAGGCGGGCAGTTCAAGACCAGAAACTCTTTGTCGTTTGACTCAAGTTTGGCGACGATCTTGTACGCCGCGTCAACCTGCCAAGCGCTCGGCACGCGACCCAGGTAGCGCATGCGGAAGTAGTCGAAGTCTTCCAGCGCCCGAGCAGAGTGTTTGGAAAGACGTGATGGCGGAACTACTGGTGGCAATTCCTTTGCCACAACCAGGTCTCGTTTCAGCGCATTGCCGCCGCTTGCCTTGCCGAACTCCAGGTTCTGTTTGTCAAGTTCTGCCGACGTAGCCTTGGCCTTTGCCACCCACTTGGTAGCCGAAGCGTATGAAATGCCGGCCATGCGGGCGGCTTCTTTCATGTTTATGCCGGATTGCATTGCCTGCCAAAACATGGCTCGATCTTCGGGCGAGATCGGACGCCTTCCTTTGGACATGTGCTGCTATACTATACACGTCCTCCGGCGGTGCGATCCGTGTTGGTTGTCCGCGGTTCGTTCTCCTTCCCGCCGGCGGACACCTATCTCGGGTTTTTGGGCTTGCGTGCCATTACTGGTCAAAATCTTCCGGGTCCATGTCAATGTCTGGCATGTTGCGTCGTGCGTTTGAAATGTACAGTTGGCGCTGCAGTTTCTTTGCTCGCTCAGCGGCTTTCTTGTTGGCTTCATAAGCCATTTTTTTCCTTGCATATTCACTGGTTTCGTTGCGCATATATTCGTCCATGGACTGCGAGAACTCCCTTTGTCCTCTCAAGAATTTGCCCCTTTCGCGAAGTGCTCGTTTTGCAAAACGAATTTCATCGGCATTCATTTCAGAACTAATCCCCTTGTACGCCGATTCGGCCGTATCCAAAAGCATTCTGTTTTCGCGACCTGGACTAAGCAGTGGATCGCCAAGGCGCTCAATATCCTCCGCGGCTTGATGACGCACCGGATTGTATCGTTGATACAAATCCATGTAGTCTTCGTCGTACGGCGCGCCTCTTTCAAGACCTTTTATTTTTTGCTCTAGGTGCTCATTGTAAAACCGAGCGTCCTCTGCGACGTCTTGTGCTTCTTGTAGCGCCAGAATCAGTTCTTTTTGTGATTTCATTACCGTACGGGTTGTCACTGGCTTTAGCAGTTTTGCATGAAATGCCGCATTTGCCGCGACCGTAGCGGCCTTCCTGGTTGCGTACTGACCGGGTGCCGACTGAAGCGCAGCGCTAATTGCACTTGGAGCAACGACGCCAGCACCATAAAGACCGATTTGCGTGTTTGCATAACGCGCAAAGGCGCCTGGTCCCTGTTGTGCTGCGGAAACTCCACCACCAGAAGCAATGTCAAGACCACGTTGCGTGGCACGAATTCCTGCACGAGTTTGCGGATTCAGCGTTGGGTTTCTATCTCCAGTGAGAAAGGTGTTCAATGACTTGGCGCCACCGCCAAGCCATCCGCCAACGGTCTTGGCAATGTCGTCGATTGGATTCTTGGGTTTGCGTGCCATTACTTCAAAAAGCCCCAGAGGTTCTTGTTGCGCGTACTTTGCCATTGCACACCGCCACGCCCCGGTTGATTCCACGGCGTGCGATCCGGATCTCTAAAACCACCGAGTGGTGGTGTTGGCATCGGAATGAGCGGGCGTCCCGGAACGGGCTGATTGAGTGCACCCTTACGTTTTCCGGTTTTGGGATCGTAGTTCTTTTCTGACTGCTGTTGAACTTCCTTCGAAGGCGGGATCTTACGACGCGACGGATGATCTTCTCCACCCGGGGGAACTGGTTTTGCTCGCGACTTGGCCACGTGAAAACTTTAGCACAGGTTGCAAACGGCGACCGGTGATGCTAAGGTGTGCGTCGACAACTTCATTGACTCGGACCCTAAACGGTTAGATTCCTCCGTGCACACAACTGTACGGGCAGCATCGCCAGACCGCACGGGATTAGTGGCCTGAAAAGGGGACCGATGATTGTCGCCTTCTTTCGGTATTCAGACAGACGGGTTCAGGCGTGAAACAGAACTTGGGGGGGCTAAAAACTACCGCTTCCTGTCGGGGTGACCAGGAGGAATGTAGTCGGGTTCATGGCGGTCGTACCAGTACTCGCGCTCACGGATTCGATCCTCGATGAACTTCTGCATCCGCTCATTACTCGGAAACCTAAACGGAGCATTGATGATGTTCCATGCTCCTTTGGCTACGGTTTCCACAAGCCCGGCGTAGCCGCGCTTCAGCACCCTGTTGCTCTTTCTGTTGGACGCAATGGCTTTTTCAAAATCGTCGTATGGATCGTTTGGCATGGGGTAACAGTAGCAGAAATACGTAGATAGACAGGAGGGCTAATTGCGCCCCCACAGCCCCCACGCACGGCAATGCCCCAGACACGCTGGGCGTCTGGGGCTGAGACAAAAAAAGGGGCGTGAGCGTGCTTGCGCACGCCCACGCCCCTGGGGGATTACTGCCTGACGCTCAGACGAGCGTCGTGGTGGCAGTGCTGGTGGTGGTCTCCAACGGCTCGCCCGTGTGCGGGTTCACTGCGCTGGCGTACCACAACGCTTCACGCTTGCCGTTCTCGGCACGATAGCCGACCAACTGCGTGAGCACCATCACGGCAAGTTCGCCCGTGCGTGACTTGGTCACGACCAGACTGTCGCCTGCCTTGGCTGTCTCGCTCGTAGCCACCGCGTACTCGCGACGGTACTGCTTGCGCTCGTCTGCCGTGAGCGCACGGTACTGCTCGCCCGTGATGAGCGTGGCAGTCTCGGTGTGGTACCAGCGTGAAGTGTGTCGCCACACTCCCGTCAGCACGCCTGCGAGCAGGCGCACCATTGCTTCGATTGCGGACATTGCGTATCTCCTTCGTGATGGTCGGCGGGATTGCCGACAACGAGATTATCCCCCACCCCGAAATCGGCTCCCGACAACGCGCGCACGCGCTGCGCAGCGCACCTGTGCGCCTGCGTGGTATTGCGCGCTGGCTTCGGTAGCGATTGGCACGAATAAGGGCGCAGTTACCCAGGTTGCCCTGAGTCCCTGCGCCCTTTGGGCCGGTTTGGGCGACTATTGCCGCCTAGCCAACCATTCGTGCCTACTCACGCAGTATCCACCAAAGGACCACTGCCACCAGCGATACTGTAATGCCTACGAAGTAATCGTAGGTTGACATACGGTCTGCTGCGCTGGTGACCAGCAGGCTCACGGGTAGTAACGGGATAGGTAAATCTGACCATCGCTTCACGGTCAGTCCCCATCGTCGCTGTCACCCTCGTCATCTGCGCCTGATGCCTTACGGAGCCTGTCTACGGCAACCTTGTAGGCACTGGGCGTTTCTCTCTCCAGAAGTCCAGCACTCTCCTTGAGGGCGATGAGCGCACCGACGAACTCTTGTTCTGCTTCGGTGGCTTCGCACTTGGCAAAGAATGCTTCTGGGTTGTCGTCTTCTGCGATGCTGGTGTGGTTGGTGATGTATTCGTCACCAGCAATGTGACGGCTAAAGGTCACCTTGCCACCTGCGTAGATGATCGACAAGCCCTTCGGAAAGTAAGCGAACAAGGCGTTGGGTGACAACTTGTGCGCTTCGTGAAGGCAGATGCTTGCTATGGGATTGGTCATCAGGGCCACTGCTTCCTTGGCATTGGAGAAACTGCCCAACAAGCGCAACTCCGAAGCAATGTTCGTAGCGCTGCTTGTGTCCAGGCCCAATGGATTGGATACCTCTGGTCCGTTGATGTCCTTGTCTGGGTCGCTTTGAATGACAAAGATGTATGAATCATCATCGGCGCTGGCATCTCGCTGGTTGATGATTGTCTTTGCCATCTGGCGCAAGAATGGCACTGATGCCATCTGTTCCCTGCTCTGCTCGGCACTCATACGCTGTACTGCTTCGCGTACTGCTGCCTCTGCTTCGCTGATAACTGCTTCTTCGTCGGTCATTTCCGTTGTCCTCTCTGGAGTTTGCGTAATAGCCGTACTGCGTCGTCTGGACTGCTGACTCGCTTGATTCCCTTGGCTCTGTTGAAAGCCTTGGTCTCCCTGTGTAGGGCTTCATTGGACTTCGAGCCGTCACCCGTCACCTGACCATCTGAAACCCAGATGACTGGCGACTTGGAGTTGAGCCGAAGGTTGAAGTAAGCCCACTTGAGCGCTGGCAAGTCAACGCCGTTGTCGCCAGGGAACTCAGGCAAACCTCTCATTTGCCTGCCGTTCTTGGCGATTAGGTGTATGTTGCCATAGGTCTCGTCGTGTCCTTCGTCTCCTGCTGAGTAAGCCACGATGGACATACCAGCAGCAGCCTTCATAACCGACCTGATGTCATCGTCGTCAAGGCTCATTGAACCTGAGCAGTCAAAGACGACAACACCACCCAGCGCCCTTGTCTTGCGCTGGAAGATGCGCCTGTACGGGTCTGTGACCATACGGTGGAAAGCCTTGGGAAACCTGCCTTCGTTGGAAGGTATGAGTTTCCTGCCTGCCAAGCCCGTGTGTGGCAACACAAGTTCGTGCTTGGTCAGGTAAGGGCGCTTCCACCCTGCTGAACCATACTCGTCAATGGGAATGACGGTAAAGCCCTTGCCTTTGCGCTTGCCTTTGGGTGCCGTGTCCGTTGGCCTGCCTTCGCCTTCGCCTGGATTGGTGCCTGTGCCTGGCTTGTTGCCCGGCTTTGAGCCTGGCTTCTTGCGATGCCTACGAGACAGGTCGTCTGAGTAGCCATTGATTGTACGCGCCATATGACGGTACATATTGGTGGCATACTGACGCTTGCGCTTGTTGGTGTCGTGTAGCCCGTTGGCGTAATCCAAGTCAGCATCGATGAAGCCGTTGAGATACTCGGCAACTTCGCCAAGCGTCTCTGCCATCTCTGGATTCTTGACTCGCACGGCATCGACAATCGTGGCAAACACTGGAGTGTTGGCGAGTGCCAATGCGCTGGCAAAGGTGTCAGGAGTTGGAGCATCGCTGAGCAATGCGCTGATGTACGGCTTGGCGCTTACGGTTCCCTGGGTGGGATGCTCGCCAAAGACCTGCCTGTACATAGCGTTGCTGACCAGCCTGTTGGTGGCAGCAAATGCTGTCGCTGATACTCCCCACTTCTTGGAGTTCTTGGCAGTTGACGGGTACGACCACTTTGCCATCACGAGAGAGTAGCGACGCATACGCTCGAACTCCTCGCCTGGCAATGAAGTGGTTGTGTACTCGCCTGGCTTGCTGGTGTCTGACACATCGACATAAACGCCATCGATGCTGGTGACAAACCTGCCAACCTCTTTGAACCTGGTGCTCTTCTGTGTTGGGCGCTTGGTTAGTGCGCCACCGTAGAAGTTGGTAGACATTACGAGCCTGCCTTTGTCTTGTCGACCAACATCACATCGGCCATCTGCTGCCAAGTGTCAGGGAACACAACCTGAGCGCTGAGTTCCAGGTTGTTGCTCGCTCGGTACATTCGCTCGAAGTCAACGAAGGCGCGCAATGACTTGCGCTCTGAACCCATATCTGGGTTAGTCCACTTCGCTGCTACGCCACGAAGATAATCGGGCAGGCTCTCCAACGCTGCTGGGTGTGGCTCGTTGACTGCAACCCTGACGACCAGTCGGTCAAGGATTGCTGGAGCCAAGTCTTCTGGCTCACCGTTCATCGTCGCAATGACGCTGAAGTCCTTGTGTGGCTTGACCACTTCGCCTGTGTCTGGGTGCTGCCAACTGCTGGAAGCAACGCTGTCGATGAGTGCCATCATACGGCTCTCGACATCACCGTTCATACGGTTGATTTCGTCAACGACCAAGCGTGCGCCTTCGCGCCAAGCCTTGATGCCAACGCCTTCAGCGAATGACCAGGTGCCCTGGGCGTTCTGCTTGTAGCAGCCAATGAGGTCTGCGTCAGTCATCTCTTCGGTGCAAATGAGCCGATAGGCGTTCTTGCCCTTGAGTGAATGGTTCAGACCGAAGTATGTCTTGCCAGTGCCCGGTAGTCCGTAAAGGAGCACACGATTGCTGTGCTCCGTTGCGAACTCGGCGCGCTGCCAGTCCGTGAGTTGTTGTGTTGCTTTGGTGGGCATTGCTATTTCTCCTCTGGTGTTGTTGTTTCCCCATCGTCGGATGACGACGAGGCATCTTTCGCCAATGCGGCGAATAGTTCTGGGTCCCTGTCACGCATCATCATCGGCAGGTACAAAGCAGCGTAGAGCAGGTAGGGCACTTCGCCGTGCTCTTCCCTGAGTTCCAACGCTTGCTTCTCTATGCCCTTGTAGTTCTTGCCAGTGAACTCCTTGACCTTCATCATCTTGGTCTCAAGGATTTCTCCCGTGTCTTTGGCCCTGATTCTGAACATCATTCGGTTGGCAAGAATGCTGGCAATGATGACAATGTCTTGCTTGTCCTCTGCTTCGCTGGGCTTGACGCCGTCTTTCTCGGCAGTCTTGCTTGCCCACGCTTCGGTTCTGATCATCAACCCTGCGAGGTTGGGCAGTTGGTCGTGCATACGAATCATCTGGGCACCGTTGGACAACAGTTCCTTGATGTCTCCTGGACCATTTGGCTCTGCTTCGTAGGCGCAGTGAACCTGTAGGCAGGCATTGGCTGAGCCATTGGAAGCATCGACAACACCCACATTGGGGTTGGTGTCTGGGCCGTGTTCTTGCTTGAACTCGGCAACTTCCTCTGGTGAACCCTGGAACACTTTGTGCTTGACCCAAAAGTCAAACACTGCAGTCATTGGCGCACCGTTCCAGATTGATTCTTCGCCTTCGGTCAAAGCCCTTTCGGTGCTTAGCGTTGATTCTTCTATGAGTCTGCTGCCTGCGTCGTCGACTACATCGCGCAACGCATTGAGCACTTGCTCTTCTTCGGTCATTGCTGTTCTCCCTGTGTGAGTGGTTGTTGTTGTGGCAGACTTACCGTGCTTTGGCCGCTGGTCTGCCAGCAGACGGATACTTCAGGCGCACGACTGCCTGCCCCGTTAGGGGACCTGGGGGGATTAGTGGCTTTCGACCATTGACATCGAGTCGGTCTTGGCAACCATTTCGGTGTACCACCTGTACTCGCTGATGTAGTCGTTGCGCAACACGCACCAGTATTCGTAGGACACTTCCACGCCCATTGCCGCAATGACACGCCAGATGTAAGCGTGGCTGAGGCTTGTGTCGGTGACCATCTCGATGAACAGGGGCATATTGGCTTCGCCAACAGTCTGCTCAATCTTCTGACGGATTGTGTTGATGCGCCCACGACCATTGGTCCTGTGCTTCTGAGCCACTGACTTGATTGCGTCGGGCAGGCTCATCTTCCCGAGCGCAGGTTTATTGCGCTTCATTGATTGCTTGGTCATTGCTGTGTTCTCCCTGTGGGTAGTTGCGTACCGTCGGCTGACGGCACGACGGGATTATCCACCACCCCGAAATCGGGTCGGGAACACGCGCGTGCCTACGGTAGGGAGACTATGGGGCGCCCCGCGCGATCGCGTTCGCGCCGGTAGCGGTAGCGGTAGCGGTTCTAGTTGTTTGCTTGACGCGCCCGGTACTGCGCGTAGTCCTTGCTGCGGGCGATCGCCTCGTCGCTGAGGATTTCCGAGATGCCTTCTGCAAATGCAGTCCATGCACCTTTGAGGTTTGGCTGGCAGGTGATGGCAAGATACAGGATCTCGGTCAGCATCTCCTCGGCAATCTCGATATCAATCGGCGTGAACTGTGGCGGGTAACTCATGGTTGTCTCCTTTGACTTTATCCATGGATTCTGGCTTGGGTGAATGTCTTGTACATACTGGCGGATGATACGTCTTGACGTGAAGAACGATAGACGACTTGCACCGCGGGCAAACATACTTGTCACGTAACATCGTAGTCACGCCAGGACGCTTGAGAAAACCCACGCACCCTGCCGTCCGGCTCTATGTACACCCAAGTCGGAGCGTCCGGGTCGCAGTTGCAACCCGAGACGTTCCGCTTGTCGTGCACGATTATTGCAGAGCACGTCTGACACACGACCTTGCGCTCGTTCAGAACGGCTCTTCCTGCTGTGCTGCTTCCGGTTCGACGTCTGTGACCGACCACAGTTGGGCATCGTCGAACTTGGCGGTACGACTGTCAAGCCATACCGTCTTGGTCTCGCCCTTCTTGTTGGTCACCTCGACGGAATCGCCGGGCTGTCCGTCGTGTCGGATCTTGACGCCCCACTTGCCGTCCTTCAGTTTGTACCACGTTGCTGTCATCGGTAATCATCTCCTTGGCTCATAAGAACCCTCAGTCGTTCGACCATGCTACGGTACATGGCCACCTTTTTTTCTAGTTCCGCAATCCGCTTGCGGTCTTCGTCGCGTTGCTCCCGAAGGGAATCAACGGTGACTTGAAGATCGTTCAACCATGCCTGGTACGTAATCAGTTCATTCTCGCTCAAGGTGCTTGCTCCCATTCCTACGACGCTGGCGAGGGCTGAGCCCGCCCCAGATGCCGTACTTGATGTTGTTCTCTATTGCAAAGCGCATGCAGTCTTTGTATACCACGCATCGCTTGCAGTACTCCTGTGCCTTGGCGTTGGCCGTATGCCAACCGGACTCGGCAAAGAATATCTCTGCGTCTGCTCCCTTGCACGCAGCGAATTCCATCCACGTGAAGTCAGAGTTCTTTAGTTTCCACTCGCTCATCAGGTCCATGTAGTTATAACTCCCACGCTTCGAATCCTCGTCCTTCGTTTTGTCTGCTGTAGTCATAGATTGCTTTCGCTGCTTTCAGGTTGGTTGCCGGATCGAACAGTTCGTCGCATCCAAGACTAGACAGAACGCCAACCGATTGCAAGTATCCGTTCGGATACCATCTGGTTGGCAGGCACCACGACCTGTCGTTGATCTGCGTCAGCCCGATGTCGGTCGAACCGTCCTTGTTTAGTTTCGTATTGTGCTGGCTTGGGTCGCACCTGGACTCCCGCCACATGACGTAGTCGAGAGTGTCCAGGTCCTGCTCTTGCCACCCGAGTTCTATCGCCAGCCCCCACCACTGACCACACCGAGCCGTGGACGGAATGGCGTATGTAGTGGTTGTGGTGGGGGCCGGTCGGTAAACGGGGAGAGGAGAAGACCCCGTTGCCGTAACCGCGCTCGTGCTGGTGGTGGTAGTCGAGGCGTTTTCTACGCCGCCCCTATTGCCAACACCGACCACGAGAAACGCGGCCGATACCAATGCCAGTGTTCGGGTGATGAAATCCATGTGTCCGTCCTAAGGATTGATGATAAGGCTGGCGAGTTCAGTGAACTCCGTCAGTGTCATCAAGACTATCCCCTCGTTGGTGCCGTCGGGCATTGCCACCATCACGAACGGACGAATGTCGCCCAGCGCCTTCGCCGCGTCAGACTGGGCTTTAGCGGCGTAGAAACGGGTAGCAATCGGACCGATCTGAGCGCCAGCCTTGATCTCGGTACGAAAAGCACCACCCCAATTCTCTTCGTGACGGGTAAGGTGACCGCCCAGCCCCAACTTCTTACGGGCACGACGAGCCTTCGAGTCCCCCTTTCGCCTATTTCGTTTACCGCGAGCGGCAGGATCGGCACACCCTCTAACCCGGCGTAGACCCTGTCTGTCTGGTCTTCCCAAAGTGCCAAACAGTGGGCAGTTGTCCAAGGAACATTTGTCCTTGTTGCCTTGACATTCACCCTTGCGCTCATCCACGGTTCGCCCTTGAGTCGAGCGCCTTGATTGCGGCATTGGCTTGGCCCTTGGTCAACGCATCAAGTTTTGCAAGTGGTGCATTGATTATCTCGGCCACTGCCTCTACCTGCTTGGGTCGATCGCCAATACCGTTGGCCAACAGCATCGCACGCAACTTGCCTATCTGTGCGTTGGTTGCTGGCGCATCTGGGTCCTTGACCTGTGGTTGCTCGGTGACCTTGGCCGAAGGGAATGCCTCCTTGACTTTGTCGAGCAGGTTGTCTCCGACTGGGGCTGGCTCAGGCTTGGGCTTTTGCATTGCCTTGAATGCATCACGCAACTTCGGCATCGACTCGTTGGTCAACTCGTACAGGTCAACACCTGCAGACTTGGCCACGTCCTGCGGGTCGAGCCCAGCCTTGGCGCACGCTTCACGGAACTTCGTGAGAAGATCGGCGTCCGACTTCGGCTCCTCCCGTCGTGCCACCTTTGCCATTTCTTCCCGGCTCGGGCGAGGCGCGGTCTTCGATTGGAAGATGTAGTTGGCGAGCGCCCTGCCAATTGCCGAGGTCTCCGCATTTTCCACGTGTGATGTTCGGTTCACCGGGGACGCATCGCGAATCTCCTCGGCGTATCCCGTGGCAACCGGACGCGGGTCGGAGATGTCCTTGTATATCTCGGCACGGAACACGACCTTGTCCGCGTCGTAGTGGTGGATGGCGGTGAACACCTGCCCGTTCGGGTACATCTCCCAGAACTTGGCAAGGCGTGCCTCCACCGTCTCGTAGTTGTCGAGGTTGAACCTCATGTCATTCTCCTTTTTTTGAGACCACACGGAATGTGCGGTACGTTGTTTGCTTCTTGAATTTAGCAGCAAGAGCGGGATGTTCCAACTCGAACTTCTTGGAATCGAACGTGGTGCGTGTCGCCGTCTTCCACGTGCAGGCAAGGTCGCCATCCACGTGGCCGTAGTCAGCATCACCCATGGCCATGCACAACTTGGTCTTGATTTCCTCGCAAATCTTTTCGAGTTCAGCAATGCTGCCCTGCAACTTGCCGTAGTTGTAAAGCAACACGGCGTGCTCCTCGTCGAGTTCCTTGATTGTTCCATTGCCGCGCGGGAACAGATCGTTCACGTTCGTGTAGTTCATTGATGCCGTATCCGGAACCATGCCCATGTCTATGGCTGCAAGGAACTGGCGACACGCCTCTATGTGCATGCGCTTCTCATCGCTGGTCACGACTTGCTCGTGGAACTGGATGTCAAGATCGCTGTCGAATATGACCCATGTGATCTTGTCGACGTTGGCACAGATTGCCTGCTGAACTCCCTGCCAGTACCAATGGTCCGACAACTTGCCGTTCCACCTACCGCGCATGGTCTTGATCTCGAAGACTTCCTTGTCCTCGCTAACGGCATCAAGGGTGGCGATGAGCCTGACCCCTTCTTCTTCGTAGACGTACATCACCGCAGGTGCGCCAAGCCATTTGTCCAGCAACCTGCTGGCCCAGTCCCTGATCGGAACCTCGAGCGTGTTGCCACGCATCATTGCCCTGTTCTCGCTCTGCGGCGTTGGCGGTGTATCCGACAAGAGTTCGACCGCCAGGTCTGCGCCACTCGTGTACGGATGGCTTCCGTGTACGGCGGCGGCAACTGATGCCGAGATGCGGGCGAGATTGTTCTCGTCCCTCCACCTGACCGCCAGCCATTCGCTGCTTCCGTGCGGTGGTTTGTTGATTGTCCGGTTGTTCATTGCTTCTCCTTCTGTTGTTTGTCTAACTGGGTAAACTCCAGTTTGGTTGCTCCAGCACGACGATTCGTTGAACCATCGCGCAGGGAATGTGGGTAATCATACCGACGGTTTCCATTTCTGGCAACTCGTCCGGCATGTACGAACCGGTGATCGAGATGTATCCCTCTAGTGCGTCGGGGTAAACGAACCCGACCGACACCACGTCACACCTCTTTGGTTTGTAATCCTTGATGGCAATCCAACCATTCTCGGAATCAAACGCGTCAATCCAGTGGATGGAAACCAATGACCATGGGCAAACGTCAATCGAGCCAGCAGACATACTCACAGGTTACCCTCCCCTTGTCCGGGTCAACGAACATTAGACGCTGTGATGGTTTGCCTACTGCGGCAACGAATGACTTGGCGTATTGATTGTCCGACTCAGGACTTCCGGTAACCCAGATGCGCCCACCGTTTGCCATGGTCAAATTGATTGGCGTGTGGAAGTGACCAAGGATTGCGTCGTCGAATTCCATGAACGTAGCCCAGGCATTGCACTTGCGCAATATCGAGTACGACGGCGTCTGTCCACCGAACGATGGAATCTCATCGCCATGCACGACCAAGAGTTTGTAGTTGCCAATCGTGGCAATCTGGTACCAGTCGGCAGACTGCTGCCATGTTACGTGCTTCAGGTGCGCACAACGCTCTGACGCAATCTTGTACGCCATGCGATCGACGTTGTCCGAAGATGGCATGTCACCCTTGCGGCCAATGCGTCCATGGTTGCCGTACTCGCACACCACGTGCACCTTGCGGAAGTGACCTGCCAGCGTATGCACACACTGCTCGATGATGCTGGCAACAGAGAACAACTGCTCGAACAGGTGTGCCTCGATCTCGTATTGCTGCCCCGGGAATACCGTAAGTCCCTCGACCATGTCACCACCCAAGACCAGCACGCAGTCGTTGACCGGGTGGTGGGCTCGCTGAATGTCGGTGAGCGCCATGACCTTGTCGACCATCTGTGCCATGCGTTTGCGAAGCACCTCGATGTTGTACGACACCGACACCTTGCCCGCCTGCCAATCGGTTAGGTGCACCAACGCAACTTCTGCGCGTCCCTTCTTCTTCGGCTTGTGCGGCTTGACGTTTACCCGCGGTTGAACAAGCATTGCCTGATGTGCGGCTTTGTACACCGCATCGACCAGATCGTCGTTCTTGCGTTTGGCTCTTGCCTCCGCCCGCTGCGCCTTTTGCAAGGCAGCCTTGAGAAGCGATATCTCGTCTTCGTATCTTGCATCTTCACTCATCGACATTCTTGTTGATCCTTTCCCTGATCCTTGCAACCGTGTTTGGGGCGCATTCGATGCCGCGTTTCTTCAGCGCTTTCGCAATTCCCACATGCGAAATCTCTGGATCGCGAAGTGCGGCAACAAACTCCTTGTAATCCTTTGGTTCCAGTTTGGCACGTATCTCGTCGTGTTTGCCCGACGACAACGAAAGCGTCTTTGCCTCATCAAGAAATCCCACGACGCACCGTCCTGACCATGTTGAGGCAACCAAGATAACCAATGGCATCGCGCGTGTTGTCCGGTACGTCCAGGCCCATGTCGAATTCGTTGGCGATGCGTGAAAGTTTTACCGCAACCATGAACAAGATTGCTTGCTCTGGTGTAAGTGAAACTCCGGTCATTGCCCTGAAGATGTCCGCCGTCCTCGAGTAGTCGTGGTGTGGGTGGTTGTATTCGGCTTGTCGCGGACCGACGATGAGGTCGTATGCCTCGCGCACAATTTCAGCGCCTGCGGTTTTCTGTTCCATGCTTCCCCTTTGTGAGTTGTTCTGTTTTTTCTATCAACGCCCAGAGTTCGTCTTGTTCGGCAACTCCAGGATATACCTTACGAAGAAACTTCGCCAGTTTCCTCAACTCGATTTTGGTGAACTGTTCGCCCATTGTCAAGCATCCCCCCTGAGGCGTGCAACTCTAGGTGGTTCGACAGCCGTTCGTCAACTCGATCTACCTTCGTTTCGATTCGATTCTGGGATTTGTACAGCATCGTCAACACGCCACGGACGTAGGCGTGATCGTCCTTGTTTTCTTTCCGGAACTTATTGATTGCAGCAACGATGATGCCACCAACCGCGGTGATTGCGGCAACGATGATGCTTGCTGTTCCCATGTCCATTTCAAATCAAACTCACCTTAGCAAATGCAGCCGTCACTCTGTGTGGTGACTCGGCCATTCTTGGTGAGATTTCTACGTGCATCCAGTCGCCACCCGGCGCGCCTGTGAGTGTTGGCTTGGTGTACGCCTGCCACGATGCGCGGTCACATCTCCACCCCCTGCCATGGCCATCCCAGTAATCAAGGATTAGTTCGACGCCAAGCAATTCACTATTGGCGGTAAGGATGTCCATAACCCGTTCGGCTGACTTCCTGCCGTTTGTTTTACCACGCCACGACAAGTCCATCGCCCTGCCCGTGGCATGAACGCTGAGGCTGGTTTTGCCGCGCATGTTGCGCACGACCCATGTGCCATTGTTCCAAAGCGCACCGCCAGATAGCGAACAAACCTGGCGCACCCATTCTTCCGTGCCCGGACGCTTGGCTTTTGATACCCCGTCGGATGTGCCCGTGTAGCGACGGGGCATGGCTTATTTGGTGCGCCCGAAGCGTTTGTCGGACTTGTCAAACCAGGTGTGGATTACCGGCAGAACTGCGACAAGGGCTGCGTCTGCAATGAGCGTCCAGTCGCGGGTGCCAGCCATGTATGAGGCGATGCCTGCGGCGATGGCGACTTTTGCCCAGGACTTTAGTAGGGCTTTGGTCTGTTTGGTGATAAGTTTCTTTGTCATGGAAGAAACCCTATCACGCGCAGCGATCGTATTCTTGTGCTTCTTTGTCGGAATCGGCGTCGTGATCGGCGTGTGTTTGCTGATCTTGCTTGCTGTTTTGTCGAAGTGGCCCGACGACGAGGTTGAGTTTTAGGCGTTTTCTTCAAACACTGGTGTTACGAACTCGTCTAGTTCTGCGTCGTAGCGGTCACCGATACCAGCGTACTTGGCACGGAAGTTTGAGTTGTACGAAGTCTGCTTCCATTCGCCTGCGAGACCCATACCTGCGATGAACGCCTGACCTTTGGCTTCACATTCGGCGTGGTCGCCGTGACCGATTACATCGTTTGACACCACGATGACCTGCGTGACGATACCGTTCTCAATCTTCGCAAAGTGAGCCATTATGCCACCACCAAAGTTCCCGATGAGTTGAATGTCCAGACCGTGTACGAACCGCTTGTCGTGCTTGTGCCAACCGCCGATGTGATACTGCGACCAGATGCTTGCGATGTGAGATAGCGAAGAATGACCACACCGCTACCGCCGCTACCGCCATAACTAATGCCGTTTGCGTTACCGCCTGAACCGTTGCCCGAACCGCCACCGCCGCCACCACCGCCCGTGTTGGCTGTTCCCGATGGTGCCGTATTGTTTCCATTCGCATTAGTTCCACCGTCAGCACCACCACCCTGACCGCCCGTTCTTGCCGTGCCGTTGTTGCCGCCAGCACCACCGCCAGCGTAGAACACGGCTGACCCTGTGATGCTTGACGAAACACCGTCACCGCCGAAACCGTCACCGTCAGTTCCGCCTGCTTCACCAGCACCACCGCCGCCGCCGCCGATAGAACCCGTGACTGCGTTCTCACCGCCGTACCCCTGATTAGCAGTTCCTGAGCCAGCACCAGAAGCACTGCTCACTCTTCCGCCGCCTGAACCGCCTGATGTCGCACCACCTTCAACACTGTTGG